GCACAAGTTGAAAGAACACTGCGCACCAGGCAGATGATCGTCAGGGCCAATGCGTCTTTTGATGCGCAATATGGCGCAGTGCCTGCTGACTTCTTGGAGGTCAAATCCCTCAAGCTCACAAGCACCAACCCTCAAACCCCATTGCAGTTTTTGAGCATCGATGCCTTAGATAATGAGATGACCAAATACACGGCCAGTGGCAAACCCAAATTCTTTGGTGTGGTCGGTGGCCAATTCAGAATTGTCCCGACACCAGACAGTAATTACACGACCGAGCTGACCTATTACGCCAAGTTGACAAAGTTATCAAGCAGTGTGGCCACCAACTGGCTTTTGACATCAAACCCAGACATTTATCTGTATGGCGCATTGCTCCAGGCTGCACCATACTTGCAAGATGATGCGAGAATCCAGACATGGGCAACACTCTATGAGCGAGCCTTGAACGACTCGCAAACTGCCGATGATCGAAGTGCATCTTCTGGTGGTGCATTGCTGACCCGTGCAAAGACTTTTGGATAAGGACTAAACCATGTCATCTTTTACCGACTACACCGAAAATCTAGTTTTAACCTTTCTCTTGACCAGTAGCACGGCCACACGCCCCACTGCCTGGTATGTAGGCTTGTTTACTGCTGCACCTAGTGACACGGGTGGCGGCACTGAGGTCTCTGGCAACGCCTATGCGCGTGTGGTCACTGGCACAATTACTGTCTCTGGCACAAGCCCCACAAACGCAACAAATGCAGCGGCCATCGAGTTTGCAGCTGCCAGCGGTGGTAACTGGGGGTCAGTCGGCTGGGCCGGCATCTTTGATGCAAGCACTGGTGGCAATCTTTTGGCCTGGGCAGCGCTGACAACTGCACGCACCATCAATGATGGCGATGTGCTGCGCATCCCAGCTGGCGACCTTGATGTCAGTTTGACATGACATGGCTGCATACGGCACTGGCTATTATGGAGGTGGCAATTACTCTTATGGCGTAAGTCTAGGAGCGTTTGCCGTTTCTGGCAGCAGCACTGCATCAGCTGCTGCCATTCGCATTTCTAATGCGGCATTTTCTGTCTCTGCATCCAGCACAATGGCTGCGCAGGCAACTGTTAGCCAGGCTGCATCATTTAGCATCACAGCGTCAAGCAGTGCATCTGTAGCAGCCACACTGGTACAGTCATGCTCCTTGAGCATTGAAAGTGCGTCAAGTGTTACTGTTAGCACGGCAATCATTGGCAGCAGTGGATTGGCCATTAGCGCATCAAGTGAGATGGCTGTGGCAGTTGTCACGATTCAATCAGCAGCTGCTGCCGTGACTAGCACATCGAGCATGACTGTCAATGCTAATTTAAAATGGGTCGCTGAGAGCGATACATCTGAAACATGGACAGCAATAGGGGACACCAGTGAAACTTGGACCCCAATTGCTGATAATAGTGAATCTTGGCAAATTGCCGCATGAGGTGAAAAATGGCTGATACAACCACCACAAATCTATTGCTGACCAAACCAGAGGTCGGTGCGTCTACAGACACCTGGGGAACGAAGATCAATACCGATCTGGACTCCATCGATGCATTGTTTGATGCAGGCCCATTACTTAAAGTCACCAAAGGTGGCACTGGTGTTGGCACAAGCACAGGCTCTGGCAACAATGTACTGTCAACCAGCCCGACACTTGTCACGCCAATTCTTGGCACGCCAACATCTGTCACTTTGACCAATGCAACGGGCTTGCCAATTGCAACCGGTGTGTCTGGCCTTGGTACTGGTGTCGCAACATTCCTGGCAACACCCTCAAGTGCCAATCTGATTTCTGCGGTTACTGATGAAACAGGCACAGGCTCTTTGGTGTTTGCCACAAGCCCTACCCTGACAAACCCAACAGTTACTAACTACACAGAGACTCCTTTCACGGCTAATAGTTCAACGGCTATTACGATTGTTTTGACTAACGGAACTGTTCAGATTATTACGTTGACAGGTAATGCGACTATCACTATGCCAACTGCAACAAGTGGTAAGTCTTTTATCATGTTCTTGAAGCAAGATGCAACAGGCTCACGTTCTGTCACTTGGTCAACTGTAAAGTGGGCTGGTGGTACTGCACCAACGATTACCGCTACGGCATCTAGGCAAGATATTTTTAGCTTCTTTGCAGATGGCACAAACTGGTACGGGGCTACTCTTGGCTTGAACTACACACCATAAGGGTTTCTCATGTTTGCAGCATCAAAATCAGGTTCGGCAGCAGAAGCAACTGACGCACAATTTAACTATGTCACTATGTTATTGCATGGCGATGGAACTAATGGCGCACAGAACAACACGTTCTTAGACTCATCCACAAACAACTTCACCATCACCCGCAACGGCAATACAACCCAAGGCACGTTTACGCCTTATGGTAGTAATTGGTCTAATTATTTTGATGGGTCTGGTGATAGGCTTACAGTCCCTGCAAATGCCGCATTTAATTTTTCTACTGGTGACTTTACAGTTGAATTGTGGTTTTACGCAAACTCAGTCTCTGGTAACCAATGGATTATTGGCCCAGACAATACAGTAAATTACCCTTGGGTAATGCAAACTGTCGGAACTGCAATTAGATTTATTTCTAACAATGCGGCAAATGATTTTCGCCCAACAAGTTTTACATTAGCCACAGGAACTTGGAATCACTTTGCAGTAACTCGAAGTGGCTCAACAATGTATTGGTTTACTAATGGGACATTGAATGGTACGCAAACCTATTCAACCGCTATTGGTAGCAATACAATTGATTTGCAAATTGGAACTACTGGTAGTGGCTCTGGTGACCCTACGAATGGCTATGTTTCAAATTTGCGTGTGGTCAAGGGTACGGCAGTTTATACAAGTTCGTTCACGCCAAGCACTACGCCTTTAACTGCGATTACCAACACATCATTGCTGACTTGCCAAAGCAATCGGTTCATTGACAACTCTAGTAACGCTTTTACAATTACTAAATACAACGATGTAAGCGTCCAACGCTTCAGCCCATTTAGCCCTACATCTGCCTACTCCACAAGCGTGATTGGTGGCTCTGGGTACTTTGATGGTAGCGGAGACACGCTAAGTTTAGCTTCTCAAACTGCTTTAAATTTTGGTACAGGAGACTTCACATTAGAAGCATGGGTATACGCAACCACTACATTGGGAGATGCCACTTGCATATTTACCGCAGAAACAACTGGCGGTATGATGTTTGGAACAAATGGCTCTGCTGGTAGTGGTGTATGGGCTATTGGTAGAAAAAATACTGCATGGGATTATTCATCTAGCACTGTTCCCGCATTAAACCAATGGCAACACGTTGCGGTTTGTAGAAGTGGCACTAGCGTCAGAATATTTATCAATGGTGTTCAGTCTGGAACAACTGGAACAAACTCAACCGCATATAACTTGGGTTTAGGTGGTACTGTTGTTGGCTATCAAGTCAATTACATGAATGGTTATTTCAGCAGTATTAGAGCCACAAATACTGCGTTATACACAACTACATTTACGCCTCCGTCAGCACCATTAACTGTTGTTTCGGGAACAGCTTTGCTTTTACTAACAACCAACGCTGGCATCTTAGACAACGCCATGATGAACGACTTAGAAACTGTAGGTAACGCACAGATTTCAACTAGCGTTAAGAAGTATGGTACTGGCTCAATGTTATTTGATGGGAATGGCGACTACGCAATTTCCTACAATCCAAATTTATACATATTTGGAACTGGCGACTTCACAGTAGAAGCATGGGTTTACCCAACATCTTTTCCTGCTGAAGCGGCAATAATTACAACTGCAACATCTACTGACTATCAAGGTTTTACAGTCAATGTTGGAACAAGCGGAAATATAATTATTGCTCTTGGGGCTGGTGGAAGTTGGACAGTTGTAACAACAAGTGGTGGAACTTTAACCGCAAACACATGGCAACATATTGCACTTACTCGTTCTGGTAATGTCTTTAGGATGTTTGTAAGTGGGACACAATCTTACACAACAACAAATAGTGTTTCTCTTACAAACACCAATAACGCTATTTCTGTTGGTGGGAGGACTGCTGGCGGTGGTCAATATTTCAACGGCTACATAGATGACGTAAGAATCAGTAAGGGTTTGGCTCGCTATACATCTACGTTCACGCCAAGTACAACAGCATTTGCAGATAAAGGATAAACATGAACATTGCTAAACTTATTGATGGACAACTTGTTGTTGCTGATTACAGAGAGATGTTCAAAGAAACATCATTCCCTGTCGGCGGCCCTAATGATGACTTCTTTACTGAAAATAACTGCTTTAAAGTAAGCGTCTTTAAAGAACACGACAGAGCAACACAAATGCTAGTTGGTTGTGGTGCTTATGAGGAAAATGGTGTGGTTTACACAGTAGAAGTGCAAACCAGACCAGTAGTAGAGACAATTACGATTGAATCACTTGGTGACTCTATTGGTGGTGGAAGTGCTTGACCATGGACCCGACACAAGCGCAGCTCAATTCCCATGTTGATGTCTGCACACTGCGCTATGAGATGCTGTGTGCCAGGATTAAACGCTTAGAGAACATCATGCTTGGTGTCTCAGGCATCATGCTCACCAGCATGGCCGGCATCATCTTTACGAGTCTAAAGTGAAAGACTGGGCCGTGGCACTCATTGCTGCGGTCTGTATCACGGCCTTTGTGGTCTGGTCTGTATTCATTATTTTTTGGGCAATGAAATGACAAAAGCACCAGTTAAAAGAGCAGCGGCCAAGGTCGCACCAGTTAAAAGGTCAAGGCCAAGAGCAGCACCAGCCAGCCAGGTCAATGTGACTTTGGCTGCGCCAGCTGCTGCACCCAAGCCAGAAGCCAAAAAAGACGACTCAACCTTGGGCAAGGTCATTGGCCTGATCGAGTGGGTCGATAACCCGTTCAAGCTGTTTACAGTGATCTTGCTGTCGTTTCTGGCCTTTGCCGGTTACTTTGCCTGGGACTCAAGGCAAGTCATCTTGCAGGCCATTACAACGCAAGACAAGATGCCCCAGCTGGCCAAGCAAGAGCAATTGATCATGCCGGCCAGAAGCCTGATGAAGGATGTGGATGGAGTTGTCTTGCTGATCCACAAGGCCAACTTGACGACAAACAGCCGCACCACTGTGCTGGCGCTCAATGCCGATGGCTCAAGAGAGAAGGCCATCGAGGGGACTGTCACAAGCCTATTTAACGCAAGTGCTGACAGGAACGCTGCCATGGTGGCCATGTTAAATAACGAGGTGCTGTGTGAGGAATTTAACCCAAGCAGCAAGGTCGGTGAATGGGGTGTTAAGCAGGGCGTGAAATTCATGTGCAGAGGCTCAATCCCACCAGACCCTGGCAAGTTTGCCGGCTACATTGCCATTGGGTTTAAAGACAAGCCAGAGGACATTGGTGCATTGAAGACCCGCATCAACTTGGCAGCCAGCGATATGTCAGAAGATTGAAATGGATGCGCTGGCTCATTCTGTTACTGTTATTGGGGCTGGTTGGAGCCGTGGCAAAGAGTGGGTGTCATGTCAGAGAATTCTATGGGATTGGCTACACAGTACACGACCCAACCCTGCGCCACAAAGAGATGATGTTATGGCTGGACCAGAATGGTCAGCACTGCAAGTCAACCGAATACATGGTGATCTGGAACAACTTATCAGAGTGGGCCGGTTCAGCCGACTCCACATGGCTTAGAGCCAAAGTTGTCCATGGCTATAAAGATGCACTTGAGCGTGAAAAGAAATGATCCCGCCAATTTACAAATGGTATCCAATGGTGCAGCCAGAAGGCTACCCTACCAGGACAGATGCGCTTGAGCGCAGGGCAGAGCGCTTGCAAGAAGAGTATGCACAGGCGCTGAAGATGCGGAAAATGAAAGACAAAATTGACGATCTTGAGTTTGAGTTGTATGTGAAAAAGGCAGAACGCAATCAACTTAGCCTAGAGATTTTTACAAATAGAAAGGTGGATTTTTATGTTTGATATTTTGGGTGGCGGCATATTGGGGTCAATCTTTGGTGGTGTCTTTAGGATGGCCCCAGAGGTCTTGAAATGGCTTGATAAAAAGAATGAAAGATCGCATGAACTCTTGATGTTTTCCAGGCAGTGCGAACTGGAACAATTAAGGGGCCAGCAAAAGCTCGCTGAGATTGGCGCTCAAAGAGAGGCTGCCGTGGATGTGGGCGTGATGGATGCGTTTAACAATGCCATCACCCAGCAGGCCGAGATGGTCAAATCTGCCGGTGGCTGGGTGGCCAGTTTGTCGGCATCAGTGCGGCCCCTGGTCACATACTGGGTTTTGTTTGTGTGGAG